CGCCGATTGACCATCTGCTGGACACGACCGGTCAGGTCCGATACAAGCATCGTGGATTCCGGCCGCTGTTTCCAGCAGCTGAGAAGCGACCCCTGGAGGGGTTGCAAGAAGGAATAAAGATAGCCCGATCCGACAGTAAGGATCCGATACTTTCCTCCGGGCTCAGGTAGAGCCACGACTTTGGAGGAGAGGAGGAGTCCATTCAGGACCTCCGATTCGCAGCGAAGAAACTGTTCACGACGGTGAACCTCTAGAGCTGCATGCAGTTGGGGCAGACGTCCCACACACCGAGATTTTTGACCACCCTCAGAGCAGAACAGAAATTTGTTCAGTTCCGGGGGGGGAAGAGGGTCAAAAAGACTTGCCGAACCTCCCTTGGAGCGAGAATGCTCCCAGGATGAGTGTGAGGAAGGCATAAATTTCGAAAAACTTGCGGAGTCAAGCCCACGGAATACTTCAGCAGATACCGCACGTATCTCTTGAGCCATACACTCGTCTTCAACAGGCGAAGGGACAAGAGAAAATGCGGCACGATGCCGTTTCAAAGCCGAAAGCAATACGCACTCAGGGGGGAGAGGCCAAGCAAGCTTGGCTCCCCTTTGAAGTGAGTACATAAACTCCGCATCACCTTTCAGAAATCGGCGGCGGATCGACCGATGGCAGAAGCCCTGAAAGAGGGGCTTCTCGAAGCCCTCAGGAGCCTCAGGATAGGGATTCTGATCCCTAACAAACTTTGCAAAAAGTTTGTCCAGCCAATACTTAGCGTACGGCTGCTCCTGCTCTTGGGGCAAACAAAAAAGTTGCTGTGCGGTCAAGGATAAAGATCGACACAGCTTCCCCTGGAACTTATCACACAGCCAATCACCAGAAAGGGATCGACGTGAAACAAATACCAGGAGAAATGAGGTTATTATCTTGCGAACTGAGGGTCTACTGAGACCCCCAACTGGAAATATCCTTTTTTCCAGCGAGACGATAAAAGGGCTCACAGAACGTGAGCTCACCTCCCCTTCCATCGTAGTACCAGAGCGGCACCAAACCCGTTTATTGGAATTACGCGGGACGTTAAACAGACGTTCCGACTGGGCCATCTAAGGTTACAAGAAAAGAAATTTATTGTAATCAAG